ATATTGGTTTACCATTTGCGAAAACTGTGAACTGTGAACACAGCACAGGTTTTGTTCTATCACATCCGTGGCCGGTCTTACATTTGTCTCTGTGTCTGGATATCCTTGGCATAGCAGTATTTATGGATGCCAAAAACTGCTTGGTTTATAACTTAAATTTGCTGAATTGTCCTTTTTTGACGTCTTGCTTGATACCGCCAACGATGTATGATTCCACTTCAGTCTCCTGTGGTGCAACCTGCATACCTTTGCTTGACAGCCAGTGCTGTGTCCACGGCAGTGGATTCGCTGATGCTGATATGTCATACAGTGGATCATATCCCAGTGCTCTCAGTCTCTTATTGGCAATCCACTCAACGTAGTTGCCTAATAGTTTCTCGTTCAGTCCTATGATAGAACCATCCTTGAACAGGTACTTGGCCCATGCCTTCTCTTCTTCAACACAGTCCTTGAACATCTGTATCACTGTCTTCTCTGTTCCTTTCATGGCCTTGGTCATTTCTGCGTCATCGCCTTTTTGCCAAGCCTTGATCACGTGTGTGGATAAGTTCAAGTGTGTGGCTTCGTCCCTTGCGATCAATGATAGGATCTTTGCTGAACCTTCCATGAGTTTCAGTTCGCCAAATGCGAATGTACAAGCAAATGATATATAGAATCTCAATCCCTCTAATAGATTGACTGTGTTCATTGCTAGGTACAGTTGTCTCTTCAATTCAAGCATGTCAACTTTCTTGCCAACCGCATGATCCAATGCCATCTTACCAAACTTGTCATATTCGTATGTGACACTCTTTGCTCTCTTTAATATTTCTTTGTCATCCAAGATAGTATCAAACACCTCACTAGGATCTGCGTACACGTTCTTCATGATGTGTGTGTATGATCTTGAGTGTATAGTTTCAAAGAAGTCCCATGTAACTATGCAACCTTCTAGTTCTGGATTGCTGACATATGGCAAGAACATAAGGCTTGGTCCTCTGCCCTGCACTGAATCCAACAGTGTTTGGTATTTCAAGTTACTTGTGAATATGTGTTTCTGTTCAGGTCTGAAGTTCATGAAGTCCGCTCTGTCCTTCTGTAGAGATACCTCTTCTGGTCTCCAGAAGTAACCGATCATTGTCTGGTTCAACTTGTCGAACTGTGGGTGCTTGAAGTTGTCGTATCTCTGTACGCCACCGTCCTCGCCAAAGAACATAGGCTGTTTAGCGAAGTCAACTTTCCCCTGGTTAAAAACTGTTTTTGTCATAAAAATTCTCTAATGTTAGATTGTACAAGCGTCGCACTCACCGTCGTCGTCTGCGGTTGTACTTATCTGTTCAACTGGATTTTCAGGTTCAAGGATCACATCCTCGCCATCGTCTTCTAGTTGTGTGGCAATGCCCGCTGGTTGTACGTCCTCTTCCTCCCCTTTGAAATCGTATGTGTTCTGATAGTAACTTGTTTTCCAACCAAGTTTGTATGCTGTGAGCATGTCCTGTGCCATCGCTGACAGAGGCACTTCGTTGTTCTCATAGTGTAATGGGTTGTATGACCAGTTGCCTGATATTGCTTGATCAAAATATTTCTGCATCATAGCAACAACATTGATGTAACCTTCGTTGCTTGGCATGTCCCATAGTAAAGTGTAATCATTTTTAAGTTTAGGGAACCCTGGTGCTATCTGCTTCAGAGGACCTTTCTTGCTTTTCTTGATTGCCATCAATGCTCTTGGTGGTTCGATACCGTTTGTCTCGTTTGAAACTACCGAACTACTCTCACTTGGCATCTGTGCTGACAGTGTGCTGTGTCTTAAACCATACTTGGCTATGTCTTTTCTCAAACTCTCCCATGCCATTCTCTGTTTGTGTGGCACGATCTCGTCAATCTCTTTCTTGTAGTGATCAATTGGTAACAGGCCGTCTGCGTATTTTGTTCTTTCGAATCCTTCACACTTGCCTTTCTCCATTGCTATGTTGCAACTTGCTCTCAGAAGATTGTATTGGAATGCTTCAGTTAGTCTGTCAACTAGATCCCATGCTTTAGGATCAGAATACTTAACACCATTCTTGGCTAGGTAGTGTGCAAGTCCAATGTAACCAATTCCGAGACTTCTTCTTTTCTTTGTTGATACTTCTGCGGCCTTAACTGGATAATCTTGATAGTCTATAATTTGTTCTAATGCTCTAACGCTAAGGTCACAGATGTTCTCCAGTTCGCTTAAATCATTTAGTCCACCAACATTAACCGCTGAAAGAATACAGAGTGCAATCTCTCCTTGCTCATCATGTATGTCTTGTATGGGTGTTGTTGGTAGTGTGATCTCTTGACACAAATTACTCATTGAAACTTTGTCTTTGAATGAACTGTGTGAGTTACAGTGATCCAAATTCATTATGTAGATACGTCCTGTCTCTGCTCTCTCTTTTAATAAATCAAAAAACAAGTCCTGTGCTGGAACAGTTTTCTTTGGAATAGTTTTGTCTGCTTCGTACTTCAAGTACAAGTCATCAAACTCCTCGGTACCAAATGCATCGTAAAGTCCGGGAGCCATGTGTGGAGAGATAAGAGTGATGTCTTCCTCGTTCATAAATCTCTCATAGAACAATTTAGAAATTTGTATTGAGTAATCCATACGTCTCACTCTGTTGTCCTCTGTGCCTTTGTTGTTTTTTAATACTAGTATGTCTTCTATCTCTGGGTGCCATATTGGGAAGTGGACAGTTGCGTTTCCGCCACGCACACCATTCTGTGTACAGCATCTCACAGTTGATTCGAATTTCTTTAGGAACGGAATGACTCCTGTGTGTTGGACCTCCCCTCCCCTGATCTTAGAGTTAATGCCTCTGATACGTCCTGCGTTGATCCCTATGCCTGCTCTCCTGGCAACATATAATCCAATGGCCATATCGCTTGAAAAGATACTTGGCAGAGTGTCGTCACTGTCAACAAGTACACAACTTGCAAATTGTCTGATAGGTGTCCTCACTCCTGCCATCACTGGTGTTGGAATGTTTATCTTGTGCTGTGATATCGCATCGTAGTATTTCTTAACGTAACTCATTCTTGATTTAGTTGGATACTCCGCGAACAGTGTTGCCGCGATCATCATGTACATGTCCTGTGGAGTCTCATACAGTTGTCCTGTGCTTCTGTCCTGCACAAGATACTTGTCGCATATCTGTCTCAAACCTGCATATGTGAATTTGAGATCTCTGTCTCTACGTATCCATGTGTTGAATTTCTTAATTTCTGTCTTTGAATACTTGTCTAGTATGCCTTTGTCATACACACCTGATCTGATGTTCCTTAAAATTAATTTTAATAATGGAATGTATTCGTATTGTCCGTGTGCTTCCTTCCTTACGTCATAGGAAAGTAATCTTGCCGCGGCGTACTGGTAGTTGGGTGCGTCTAATGAAATAAGATCGTTGGCCGATCTCACTAGAACGTTCTGAATATCTTTTGTTGTCATGCCATCATAGAACTGTATGTTGGCATTCATTTCTATTTGTGACGACGACACACCAGACAGACCTTCACAGGCCTCCTCAACGACGAAATGGATTTTATTGATGTCAAGGATCTCCAGCCTGCCATCTCTTTTTTGAACTTTGATCGTACTAGAGTTGGTGTTGGGCATTAAGGTTTTATATTTTTTGTGTTTGAGTTTTGTTTTTGTTGTATCCATATTTATCTAAATCCGTGTGTTTAACTTTTTTTGTGTTTGTCTGTCACCTGTCATACGAATAAAATCACAGCGTCGTTATGTAATTTTATAATGTACTAATATTACGACAAAAAAAGTTTTCTGTCTATCTGTTTGTGAAGTTTATGCTAAGATTGTTGTTTGGTAATCTATAGTTGCCGCCGTACCTGTATTGGTAGTTGTAAATTTCAACGCAACTGTTTCCGATCCTGCTGTGGAATCTTTGTTGTCAAGTACTGCTGTCAGGTCCACCCCAACGTCAGTTCCACTTTCTGTGTAGGTGTCATCGAAACTCACACCGTTGGTAGAAGCACTCACTACCATTTCACCTGTCCTGTCAAGTGTACCCCTAACAATTTTGTAAACAACTTTCAATCCTTTACCTGCTAGTGCCGGGTATTCATTGAATGTGGTGGCCGCCGATGTGTTGTTTGCTAGAGTCTGTGATTTGATCGCTTTGGTCTGTACGCCAATACCTTGTAATTCCGGTGCGGCATTCAATTCTGAACTACCGTCCGATCTTCTTAGATCAGTTCTTTCAAAGAAGTCCATTATAGAACTACACTCATCTTGGTCATAACGAAGTACTGGTACTTCTCTGATCGATCCAACACCTTCAAAGTTGTTGGCTACATCTTTTGCGTACCAATTTCCACTTGAGATTATGTTCCTTGATGGTGCCTCAACTGTCTGTTGTGCCTTGACGTATATTGCTTGTTGACTGATGGTGCTCCAACTGTTCCCTATGAATTGTATGTCTCTTGGTCCAACGGTCATACCATTGGTTGTAGAACTGTCCCACTCGTCTCCTATCAATGCTCCGTAATAGGCAGTGTTGAAATCACAATCATTAAATCTAACATTTGTTGCATCAAAACTCATGTCAACTAATCTTGCAAATTTAGTGAACTGGCATTGATTGAAATATATTTTTTCACACGGCAGAGCAGTGGTAGAAGTCACTGTAACACCTTTAGATGTTGATGCATCCGCCGGGGACGTCGTTGCATAGGATCCTAGGAATTTACAGTTGTTGAAGTAAACTTCCTTGGCACTGTCTAAAGACACACCGCCATAAGCGACTGTGTTCCTGATTGTCATGTTTGAAATTTGTATTTGGTTGACCTGGGCAGTTATATTAAGACCTACATTGCCTGCGTTGTCCTGTGTTACCATAACGGCATTATTGCCTGAATTCCTTATAATAGTTTTGTCTGGGCCTTCTCCAACCAAGTGTGCGTATGGTGGTATCTTAAGTGCGGCATTGATTCTGTAAGTGCCTGCCGGGAAGAAAAGCACCCTCCTTGATCTTGTGTCTGTTTTATCTGTGTCTATGTAAAGTTCATCGATAGCATTTTGTATTGCAGTAACGTCTGCTGTGCTGTCATCACCTGTGGCACCAAAGTCTTTGACTGACACGTAATCATCTAGTCTCTTTTGTAAAGTTCTTGCCTGTGATAAGGTAACAGGTGTGCTGTTTCCCAGGTAACCCTGATATGTGTGATTAAGTGCTGTCGTGAATGCTGAACTGCCTGATGTGACTATTTCCGTGTTGCCCACTGCTGGTGCACCATCCGACACTGTTCCGTTTCCAATGAACAATCGTTGTTCGTCTATTACCCAACCCAGTTCTCCCGCGGCCAATTGCGGTAGATCCGTACGTTTTCCACGTCTGTGCTGTATTCTTGAAATTTGAACTATTGGCATATAGCGTTATTTATTAAAGGAAGTTGCAGTTGTTAAATAGGTTTTATGTCAAATATGATAGTAGCAAACGGATGCTCTTACGTACAAGAAGCATATCTACAACCACAAGATAGATGGACTACTAAATGTGGCATAAGCACTAATCTTGCACACGGCGGCGGATCTAATGAACGTATCTTTTACACGACAATCGAACACCTTAATAATCACACAGTTGATTCTTTGATTATAGGGTGGACCAATGTAGACAGATTCATGTTGCCTAATACTAATGGCAGTAGAATAATTGTCACACCAATACACACATTTGATGAAAACCTAGGTGGAGATTACAGCAACTACTCAGAATTTTATTACAAGAACTGTCATAACAGTTATACTAGTCTAGAAAGAACTTTGCATTACATGTTACATCTACAAGATTATTGTAAGCAGAAAAGAATAAAATTATGGTACTTCAACGCATTCTTGCCAGACATTGATGACAAGTCTTTAGAAAATTATTCAAAAGATGCATTCATGTCAATAGAAACGGAAGACATGACACGAATGGGTGTAGCCTTCAATAAAAACAAATTAAAGAAATTAATCGAAAAATTAGACAAAGATATTTGGATAGAAGATTTTTGGTACTCATTAAAAATACACACTAAAGATTTCCCTAAGGAGAAGGATGGACACCCTGGTATAGAAGGTAGTAATCATTGGGCAAATCTTGTTAAGAAATATCTATAGAATTTTTTTATAATACTCTTCTAGTTTAGCATACCACTGCCCAACCCAGTGATCGTAGTTTTCTATGTCAAATGTTTGATATTCGTTGTTCTGGGTGCATATGAATATACGACCGGTCTTTATCTGCGTGTCATACATCTTGTTGTGTGCTTCGGAGTAAGCCACCAGTTGTAGGAAATAATCTTCTACCCACTCTTTCTTCTTGAGTCTACGTGCCTGTTTGAAGTCCATTATTGCAGGAGCATCTTTATACACACCTACTAGGTCGGTGGTTCCGGCGTACAGTTCCGGATAATACAGTGAAACCTCTGACCCCCACACCTCGCTGACATTGTTTAGTCCGTTGTCTATGATAACGTTGGCCATCTTGTGTGCCTTCTGCTGAATTAGATTGGAACCCGGAGTCCTGTCCTCGCCCTTCACATGCTTTTCAAGGCTACGGTGCATGACCGTTCCTATGTTTGCACTCTCTGTTGTTATCTGTTGTGCCTTCTCCACACCTATTCTCTTTCGCCAAGCGTGTAGATGTGTCATGTCCTTTGTGGCACTCAGCACTGTGGTCACGCTGGGCACCTGTCTGCCATCTGGTGTTTCATAATGCCGTTTGTGATTTTTTGTTACTCTCGATAACTCGTCGTAAGGATATTTTTGGATATAGGTTATTCCCTTTTCATCAAGGACATCCTTTGGTATTTTCATTATTATATTTTATATGGTATTTTTTATAATGTCAACTACTTACGTCTATTCATTGCAGACTTGGCCATCTTCTTGACGACGTCAGTGCTACCTTGATCGTCGTAGTCCATGGCAGGATCTTTGTCTGCTTCTGCGTCTGTTTTTACAACAATCTTTTCGTTGTCGAAGTCTGCTACTACGTTCTGTAGGTCACCATCTGCGTCATAAATCCTCTTGAACACATCATAGTTGAACGCCGGGTAACCTGTGTTGCTCATGATCTGTTTTACAGCGTCCATGCTGATGTCTGTGGCCTGATCTTTCTCGTCAGCGTCGCCCTTCATGTTCAACAGAATGTTGATCAATGCTGACTCTAGGTCTGTATCGCTTTTGTTGAATTCGAAAAATCTCACAGGACTACTTTCCTGCTAGTTTACTGAACAATCTGTTTGAAGCCTCGAATACTTCTTTTGATTCTCTTTGCTCTCTGCCCTCAGGTTCCGTTCCGCCCGCTTCGGCATCAGAGGCTCCAAACTCATCTGTCTCTGCATCCGCTTCTGAGTCCAGTGAGTCTAGATCTGTGTCCATGTCCATCGTGTCATCGGCGCCCATAGGGTCTGATGCAACTTCTTCTCCGGTCAATATTCTTACACCGTTGTCTAGCTCTTGTCTAGTTGTCGTTAAAGTGGCTTCCGCCTGTTCAATCGCTGGTTGGATTTTATTTAGAAATGCGTCTGCCTTCTCGGCACCCATTTCGTCTCTGATTCTGTCTACTAGTTCTAATGCACCTTCTGTTTTCATTGATGCTAGATCTTCTAAGTAGCCTGTGACCTTGTCCATCATGTCTTTGGCCGCTAGTATTAATTCTGATTGTTCTTCTACACCTTCATTCACTGATTCTGCAGGAACTGTTTGTCCTTGTAATATAGACATTAACTTTTTCTTTGTTGCTGGATCTGATGCTAGTTGTTGGAACTGTTTCATAAAGTCTGTCTTCATTGTTGGAGCACTTTGTTTTTGTGCTGGTGCTTGGAATCTAAAAGTGTCTTGTACAGATTTCATTAGAATGTCGTCTACTTGTTTTTTGTTTAAAACTTTTCCCGGAGGACCTTTGGGTGTCCTGTCTGTTTTGTATCCTTGTTTCTGTAAGAAAGATTGTAAATCTGTAACCGTTAATGCATCTGCATCACCACCTGTTTGTCCTGCGTATCTACGTAGTTGCACATAAAGTTCTCTCGCTTTTTTATCTGCTTGTAGAGATCCTTTCAATCCTGCCGCTGTGCCTTTCATACCAACTGCTCCGGCCGCCTTTGCTCCAAGTGATTTTAATCCTCTTTTTATCAGGCCTGCACCAGGTACTTCATTTAGTTCCGCTTCATTGTCTAACAGTTTAGATGCCGCTTCCCTCTCGTCTGGACTTAATGCTAATCCCTTACGAAGTTTGTCTTTGATTGGTGCCGACGCTTTATCTAACACTGGGTTAGTATCACCGCCATACTCTGCAAGTTTCCTTTCGGATATTGCCTGGTTGATGATGTCCAACATCATTTGATTCTTTTGATAGTTGTCGTTTTTTAATTCTTGTCCAAAATGTGTGTTCTGTGTAATCTCGTGTATTTTCGTTCTAACGTGGTTTGCGTAATCTTGCAATTCTTCTTCTTTGAACTGTGATAGATCCATTGTCATGTTGAATCTACTTTCGAATTCTTTCAGTAATGATTCTGTAGTAATTGGTTTTGTAAGGTCTAAGCTCTTCATACTGTGTTTATTTATTATCTATGTGCCGAACGTGTCATTAAAGATCTGCTGTATGTTGCCCTTGCACTCGTCCGCTAGGCGGTTAGCGACATCCAATCTGTCCCAATACACATCTTCCATCTGTTCGTCCTTGTTCTTCTGTGCTTCCTTTATCATGCGTTTGGCACTCTGTATGTCGAACAGTTGTGAGGCATGTTTGGCATCCACGTCCAGTATGTTGTTGGGTATGTTCTTGCCGTCCGCCAGGTAGTGTGCCACCAGTATGGCGGTCTGCTTAAGATTGATGTCTTCGTGAAGTAACTTTGCTTCCATCATGTCTGCTATCACATAGACATACCTCGTGCCTGTGTGTTTCTTTGGAACGATCGCTATGTTGCCTATGAGGATGCCTTTGGAGAACTGTTTGGGTAGGTGCTGGAATGGTCTACGTGCTTGTTCCTTGTGTGCCAGATCCGCAAGTTTGCTCTTCAGCCCATAGGCCTCGATCTGTTTTACCAGTTCTGATTTATTTTTTCCTGTCATTTGCAACAAACTTTATCTTCCTATTTAAAGCATATTGCGTGTGGGTGTCAAGTTTCTTACGCACGAACACCGCCTTGTCCGCCAACTTCTTGGCTCTGTCGGCATCCTCCAATGACAGTTGGTCACTCCTGAACGATTCAAGTGCGTGAGCCTTTATAAATTTTACGTCTGTGTCTGTGACATAGACCTTGGCCTTGGGTGCTATTTGTATGAACATGTATTGGTAATGTTAGCCTGGCATCTTCATCAGGATCACTACCACTGTTGATAGTAAGCCTGCGACTACTGTGCCCGCTGTTGCTATGATTGTCTTCTGACTGCTCTTGTGACTGACCTGTTGATCTTCATTCATCTTTTGTAGACGAATCTCGATGGCGCTCAGTCTATCGTGTAATCCTTTGTATCTCTCTGAACAAAGGTCCACGTGTGCTTCAAGGTTCTGTTTCTCTAATTCTGTTGTACTCATATATCTTTGTAAATCTCTTTTGAGGATTTGTACCTCCGTTAGTAGAGCCTGTAGATGAGCCTGATTCATTGCCTGTGTGTGCCTTTATTATTAGAAAGTTTGTGCCTTAATGTACTATTATTTATCAGTAGGACCGGCGTATGAAAAGTACGTGTTTATGACACCGCCCGCAAGTGCACCAATGATCTTCTGCCTGTCTGTGCCTTGCATTTCTTTTGTGACGAAAGTGTGTATGGGTAGGTGTGCCGTGTTCATACAGTCGGCAACAATAGGTATGAGGCTAAAGTCCTCCACCAGGCTCGCCGTTGGGTCAACAAAATCTCCATAAACTCCTGACTGCTCTGTGAAGAACTGAAAGTGCCATGTCGTGTGTTTGCCCTCGTAGTAGGATCCGAATGCGTGATTGCCTAGGTCAGGCAGTTCCATTTTTTGTGGTGTGTGATCCCATGTGATGTTACCCCTCATCTGCAGTAGTTGTATCAGTGTTGAGAAGTTGCTGTTCTGATTCCTAGCGATGGTCAGTGAGTGCTTGTCTTGTATCTGATTACCTGCTGTGGTTGTGAATGGGAACTGCTTTTTGAGATTGCCGTTGTCGGTTATGTCCACCAGGGTGTGTATTCTGTACTCGTGCATATCGATATTTAAGTCATAAAAAAAGGGCGAACCTAATTAAAGATCCGCCCCTTTTTGGTAAACTACCTAACGTCTGTATTATTATACAGCCGCCGCAGTTAAGATTGCTACATCAGTTGCTGTTACTGTCGCACCTGAGATAGTTGCTGTAACTGAACCTGCACCGTTCAACGCTCTGATGGCATCTCTTAAAGTGTTTCCACTTATTAGAGTACCTAAAGAGTCTGTTCTAACTGTGTAAGTTTTTTGTGTGTTTCCATCAGCCAACGGTCCTTCTGAAAGGATGTTGATGTACGATCCGATAACTGCTCTTGTCGCCTCTAAACCTGCTGTTGCAGATCCAGATGATAAGTCGCTAGTTTCAGACGCCATTGTGTTGATGAAGTCTACTGTGAAAGAAGATGTTGCTACACCTTCTAATTCAACATTAGTAACGTGACTAAAGTTATTTTTAGTTGCTGGCATTTGTTTGCTCCTGTTCTAATTAATATACAATCAATACGATTATGCGTATTTGAATGTAGTTTTAATTGTTACAGCAACAGTACCTGAACCAAAGTTAATTGAGTCTACTGTTCCTAGGTTGATGATATCTTCTACTAAAACTTGAGCTAAAGTTCCTGTCACAGTTCCATCTAATGATGTGAAATCATTGATAGTGTCTGTGAAGTCACCTTCTAGTAAGAAATCTTGTTTCGTACCAGTGTCATAAACCGCACCTGCGGCTAAGATTGTTGCTCTTGATAGTATAGTGTTAGAGACTGCTTCCATGGCTTCTCTTGAAGCATCTGCGTCTACGTCCCAGTCCACTGCGATCATAGTGATGCCTTTACCGATAAAGTCTTGTTCTCCGATTAAAGCAGTCACCGTTCTGTTTGGTGCTATTGGCATTTGTTATCCTCCTTTTTTTCTGTTAACATAATGCGTTGATCCCGCTCAGGGATCAAGTTGCAAGTATTTATTGGTAAGATTGGTAAATTATGCTGTAATATTACGATTTTGCCCAGACTTCGTCACTTCTAGTGCGAATTCTCATATTATATCCTAGATCATGGAGTATTTTTCTTGAAACTTTAACAACGTCTGGTCTTTTTGTCTGTTTCATTTCAATGTTTATGACCGGTGAATTGTTTGCTATTGTTTCTTTAGCACCTTGTAATAGTAGATCTTCATAGCCATCAACATCTATCTTTATAAAGTCTACGTTGGTTAATTCATAACTGTCTAGGGTTTTAATTTTTATACTACCCGGTGACCTCTGTAATTTCTGGTCCAATGGTGAATCAAATGAGGCACTAGAATTTTTCTCACCTAGGCCTACTTCATGCAAGACTGCATTTTGATCAGCGGGTATGTTCTTATTCCAACACTCTATGAAAACAGGATTAGGCTCGAAACAGTGTACGGTATCAAAGTCCTGCATCAAATTTCTTGTCCACATGCCAACGTTGGCTCCTGCATCAACGCAGACTCTCCAGTCTTGGACGTAACGGTATGCTATTTGTCTGAGAGGACCTTGTCCGTCTCCTTCGTCCTTCATGAAAGTTGGTTTAGTATGCGAACCTTTGTATGCTACCCAGAAGTCTCTGCCTGTCGGGTACATTATTTTTCACATTCTTTACATGCACAGTCAGGACAGTCTAGGCACTCGCTACATGATCTCCCACAATGCTGTTCGCACTCACACTTCTCACAAATATATTTGATCATCATCATAGTTCCTTGAATTTTTTTAGTATGTCTGTATTGGGCAGTTTAGATTGTAATTGCTGTTGAAGTCTGTGTAGGGTCTGCATCTTCATTTTGGAATTCAACTTTGTGTAGTTGGCCACTGCTCGCCTGATGTTCTTTAGGTTGGCATCGGTTATGTTAAGAGATCTCTCTAGATGGGTAAGATTCTTAAAATGATCTTCCCACGTCCTGAGGTATCTTCTCAATGCCATTACAGGCACAGGTTGTCTCTGCCTCATGGCTTGTGCTTCGTCTTTGTTCTTTAGTTTCTTGGTAATCTCAGGATCACCTGACACTATGGCCAACATGTTAGAAAGATCATTGTTGATCATCCTAACTTGGTCAAACGTGCCCTTTGCCATTGTTTGGTCTGCGTATGATTTAGTGAAAGACCGAGTATCCTTGTTCTGACTCATCAAGGCCAATGCTAGGAAACTTAGATAAATCCGTTCTGTGACTTCTGGAAACGAGAATCTCTGTAAGTCACCGTGACGTCTAATGACCTTGCCCTCGGCTACATACTTTAAAAATGGAGTAAGCATATTGATATTTATCGAGGCAGGTTGAGTTGATGTTTGATCTTGCACAGCCAGTCCCTATAGCCGTCGTACATGAAGTGAACGCCATCGTCTGCTCCTTTGCCCATTGTAAAACAGTGCGTGTGCGGATCACTATCTATAAACTTATTGTTTGTATCTAATACTAAAGGTTCGTGGTCTTCTTTGTTTGTTTTGGCAAGATCGTAATAGAAACACCAGTTGTATGGTTTATTACTTTGCTCCAACATGTCCACAGTTTGTTTAATTACTGCGAGATTATCTTGCACTGTATCTTCTGTGGACCTACTGTAGTGATCGGTAAACATAGACACTGTGGTGTCATGTTGTTTCCAGTACCCGTTTTGCCCACCAGAGAACACCCATCCGTTATGCTGAAATGGAAATCCTTCAACGTAACCAGGTACATCTATTCTAGTAAGTCCTGTGAATTGCACGAACACATAATCCATATCGTCTAATTTTTGTTTCAACATCTCGTTGATGTAGGTGTTACCGCACCCTGGAAAGGAATGGTTACTGATTGTTGTGCCATTGTGTGTGACCTGATCTGTGATATTTTTAGTATTGTAGACATGTTCATCGAGGTAGGCATTCAATTTTTCCAACTTGTTTGCACCCAACACTGCATCCGCAAATGCATGATGGTACCCGTAGAGATTGCTACAGCCAAAAAGTCCTATCCTATTTGCTTTGCTCATGGATTCTCCGCTTTAGTGTATCTAGTAATGACTTGTTTTGTCTTTCACAACTTTCATACCAACCATTATGGAACCATTCATAGTTCTGCTTACAGATGCTTTCAAGGTGTGGTGTTGGATGCAAATTGTTTATGTTCGATATGACACCATCTAGTTTGGCCTTCCTGTTGTCATGAGGTGTTTCATCGTAGCCGAGATCTAATTCTGTGTTGAAATTGAAACCCATACTGGATAGAAACTTGTAGAAGCCGCTCTGGCCAACGTGTAATGGAAAGCACCCGGAGGCCAAACACTTGATGGTCTTCTCTGTGATGTTGCAACCATACCCGGTGTCAACGAATTGTCCTTCCATGGTGAGATGGACTTTGCTATCAAGATATACACCAATTTCACATTGGTCATAAATCAACGTGTTTTCATTTTGCTTTCCTTCTGGCCTTGGATTGTGCATACCAGCAGGCACTATAGGTGCGTTGTCTATCAAATCCTGTGCTGAGGATACCATCAACGGATCGACCTCGTAGTTGCACACAGATTTTGCGGTTGTGATAAAGTGGTCTACATCATGTGTCATTGGATATGCGTTATGAAAACTGTAGGTGAAATCATTCCTTTTAAGACTGTGTAGGTAACTTGTTATTATCCAACGGTGTGGTTCATATCTGCTCGACAATGAACTCAGAACGTATTTCCTCTTTGACCATGGAACGAATGGCACCTTATTGATGTATCCCTTGCCAAAGGTTCTGTGGGCACTGGTTATAGGTAAGAACTTGTCACTGGTGAAACCATAATCGTTCAACACATATACTTTTTCCTGTGTTGATACTAATTCCTGTACTGGTTCGATAGGCACTACCTGTCCACTTAGGATAATGATATGAGTGTAATCGAGATGTTGCGAACAAAATTTTATAATCTCTTTGACGTCTTCCTCGTGCTGTGGGAAAGAATGTACGAATATACTATCCCTGCCTTGGAAGTCAGAGAACCAGTCCTTCAACCAGAAGTCTCCCAAAGGGTCGTCAAGCCTGCTGATGGTCAACTTCGAGGCCTCTAGGTATGAAGAAAAATATGTGGAATCGATAATCATTAAATACACACATATTTATGGGCCGGATCTTAGTGTACACAAACCTTACAACCTCCACTGATGTTGTATCAGTTGAGAACTTTCTACGGTTTTCAGATCATGACATAGAATTCGAAACCATATATTACAACCATGTGTTGAACGATCACTCGAAATATGATAAAGTCTTTGCTTTAATCAGCACAGGTTGTATGGTTGTTTCTGATGAATTCAAAGATGATCTTATGCATAAGGTGGACACTTTGGTAAAAAAAGATATCAGAATTGTGCTTTGTAATTTCTGGGAATCTAAAAAGCAGATAATGTCCACAGAGTATCCAAAAATTTTAAAAGAATATGACTTTGATGTATGGCATGGCGGCACGGCTTACTTCTGGTTCATCATGCAACAAAGGTATAAGAATATGCAATTTGATTTTTATCACAACCACAAGGCATTTGACTTTCTGTTTCTCAACAAGGCACAAAGACCGCACAGAGATCTTCTATTTGATTCTCTGTCTAAAGAGGGCCTGCTTTCCAACAGTCTTTTCAGTTACCATGATAAGGACATTTTACTCGATCCGGAGTTTGAACTGCCTAAGTATCGAAATAATTACCCAAGGTATGGTGCTGACAGAGACCTATATGAAAAACCTTACAATCATTCTGCTTGGAACATCGTACCGGAGACTTCGGCTGACGAGCTCTTCATGACAGAGAAGTTATGGAAGTCGATAGTGGCCAAACAACCCTTCATAGTACACGCCAAGGCAGACTATCTTAAAACGTTGCGGGCACTTGGTTTTATGACATACGGAGAACACATAGATGAAACCTATGATGATGTGCAAGATTTGAGCTCGCGTACCAAATGTATCGTTGATTTGTGTAGATCTTTAAAAGGCAGTAATCATACAAAAATGTACGAAATGACTCACACCATACGTGAGCACAACTACAAAACCTTCTTCGATGAGACTCTTTTGAAGAGTCATGTGAATCAATATCTGAAATTACTTCTTAAACTTGTTGACGATTGAAAGATTTCTTCTTGAGAATCCTAACCTATCGACCAACTTAACGGCATTGCCTGATCTATCAACTGCTACGAATCCTTCTGGTTCTGTCACCTCAAGTCCGCCGTCTGTCTGTTGGAATGATCCTATTGCCTGTGCTTGGTTCATTTTCTTTAACACAAAGCCTTTCATGGTCTGCACTGCTTTATAGAAAGTCAGCATTGCCTGTAACGGCTTTTTGGCTCTGTTAAGGAATACAGGCATCTGCTTCATCTTGTCCTGTCTCAACTGCAAGGCCTTCTGCGCCTTCAATCCCGACATCTGCTGTTGCATTCTTTCTGCGTAGAACTTCTTGAACCCCAGTAAGAACTGGTTGACGTTGCTGGGCAACTGTCCTTGTTTGACCATTGCGTTTATGTACATCTGAAACATGGGGATGAAGTCTTGGTTCTGTCCCAACACACTTGATAGATTCTGTGGAACACCATTTAACAGTGTTTCCAACTTCTCTATTCCGTTGTAGAACTGTTTGGTTTCATCATCTGTGAACTTGGCACTGCCTGACACGTCCTTGTATGTTGCGTTGTCAAAGAACACGTCATTGTTTCTAGTGAATGCACTTACGTCTGCTCCCCCAGATGCTGACATGTCTGCAAGTGTCTCGCCGTTGTATGTTGTGTGGAATATAATACCTACCTTCGCTCTATCTATCTGTTTACCTAGGTCTCCACCTTCTGGCACAGCATATGTGATTGTGTTTGGTGTAAATGTTAAATGAGGCTTACCATCTATATTCTTACGTGTGATGTCGTCATCTATATACAATAGATCACCTTGCACTACGCCTTGTATATTCAGTTTCTTTAGATGTACCAGGCACTTCAATAACTTCTGTCCTAGTTCATCTGTTCCGTGATTGTTTGCTACATCTTTCTTTGTGTAATTTATCTTGGCGGCTTTTGCGAACACGGACTTTGTTCCTACGAAGAACTTGCCATTGTCTGGATTGATACCACAAACCACGGCAGGCGCACCGTCCCACTTCACAGACACACTCATTGCTTCTGAGCTGGTGCCTTTCAGAGTTAGTAAAAGTCCCCTAAAGTATTCCACAACAGCCTTGCCACCCTCGTAGCCGTCAGTGATCACGATGTCCTCGATGTGTTCAAGGTGTGTCCTCTTAAACTCTGTTAGGACATCTTCTATCAACATGATTAGTCCTCTTTGTATTCGCCGTCTTTGATTTTTAGCACGTTCTCTTTAACGTCTCTGTTCTCTTTGATACGTGCAACACCTTTGCTGAACTTGGATGCGTCCATATTTTTAAGTGCTGAATTGAATTTCTTCTCTAATTTGAATGCAGTGTCCTGATCGAAGTTCTCCCTGATGTAGGTCATGAGTCTGATAGCACTCTCCAATATATGAGATGCTCGGCTTTCGACCACTTCTTCCTTGTCCCTTTTCAAGGGCATTGAACTTAATTCTTCTAATAGACTTCTTGTGTGTTTTTGCATTGTAGGTATTTACTTCTTATTGTAGCACAATTCTAGCATAAGTCTACTTGTTTTACTTTCTATAGACGAAATATTTACGTTTATTGCTGTCATCTCTGATATCTAATACTTTAAGATTAAACATTTCTGCTAGTTCAATTATAAACGGCACGTTCCATGCATAAAATTCTATCCAGTTCGCTTCAGGCTTGTCGTGTTGCACTCCTGGATTTACCCTAAAGAACATCATGCCTCCGTCCTCTAGCATATTGATACATTTTGATACTTCTGCTATGATCTTGTTGCGTCCTCCAAAGTTGATTGATCCCAAAGCAAGTATGATGTCAAATTTGTTCTCTGGTTTGAAACTCATTAAATCCACTTGATAATCTGCTTTATCGTTGTAAGGATCAATACCTATCAGATTGTTTATCTTTCCCCTAAACTCATTGTATCCACATCCAACGTCTAACACTGCTCTTGGTTTCAACTCGTTGACTTGATCGATAAGTGATAATCCAGAATGCTTCCACTTCTTCATGTCGGCCTGCCAATGCTTTTGAAAATATTTGTGTAGGCATTTTGTGTCGATGTCGTTGGTGTATTCGACTAAACTTTCATGTCTGTGGTTAATCTCCACATCAAAAAGATTTTTAATCAAGTGCTGTGTAACCTTTGAAACATCGTTGCCTGTTTCCTTAACAAGTTCTGCGAAAATCTTCCTATTCATAAAGGTATACCTTAATATCTTTCTGTTGGTAGTTTTGTAGTTTTCCGTTGGGATACGGGAAACCAATTCCTAGGCTTCTACACAGATCCACATTATCTTTTGGTGTGGAGATTCTGTCTGAGTTGTCTTTGACAAACTGCATTATGTCTTTGTTCTCTGCCTGGATGTGTTCCCACATGAGGTCAAGATTTACAAAGTGTTGGTAGTTGGGATATGTGATATTGAACTCACCACACAGTTTCCACCAATCCAAACACTCGAAGTCATTCCTATACACCATGATTATAGGATGTCCTAAGTCCTTTAGATGATTTAATTCGTGTGCAAAGGTATGTGACTTTATTATTCTCTTACCTGTTCCGGAAAACGGCAAGTCCCAATTATCTCTTGTGGCTCTAAACTCCATGCCTGGATCCCAATACGCACCTGTGTGCATTAATTGTTTTCTACCAGGAGTATCAGCATCGTGCCAGTATGTTCTCTCTTCTGTGTAATCTGTTTGATCTACGTCTGGGGATCTGTGTATGTTTTTGAACACACTGCTCCATTTTGATCCGGGAGCACCTGTCATTAGTATGTACATGAATTAATACTACTATGCTTTTGTGTGTATGTCAAGTTTGTGTTTGGAATCTTTTGTGGTATTTTCTATGAAGTCCCAAGTCTTGTCTGTGGTCCTGCCAGTGTATTGCAAGATGTATCTAGTATCCCAGCCCATGTTTGCTGTGCCATGGGGGAAGTCTTGCCAGTGCCAACTTATCACATCGCCCGCTTTCCAATGGGTATGTGTTGCCGTTCCCTGGTGCCATATCTGCCCCATGCTCCAGTCGTTAAGGAAAACGACAAATCTATGTACCTTCTTTGGATCAACATCGTAATCTAGTTCGTCAAAACTGTTTTGCCTGTCCAGTCTTGCCGCAAAGTTGTCCATGTGCATGTGAAGTAGTTGTCCGCAAACTTGACTGTGTAGTTTTAGTTCATAGTCATAAAGACCAAGCAATCCTTCTGCGAGTGCGACTGCTTTGGGATCAGTGAACATGTTTGCCCTGCCATATATCTTTCCTTCAGGGTCTCCACCTGATCTCACTATGTCATATACTTCTTGGTCTATACCGTAGTTCTCTCCAACACTTTTATTTCTTGTCGCCCAATGCACAGCGTTGTCTTCTGCTTTGTCACCGTAGGTTTTAATGAAGTAATCACAATCCATATCAATGTTGCCATGGAACATCAAAACATCCTCTATGTTGTCTTTCTTGCTCCAGTCAAAGTGGTATGCACCTCTTTCAAGTGCCCTCTTTTTTTCGAAGTCCCAACGGCTTTTGCCATACTCTAGTTTTTTTCCTGTTTTGAGTGCATTTACTTCTGTGTGTGCTTTTAGGTTTTTGATTGCTTTATCTGAATCTTGCAGGTCCTCATCAATTTTCTTTAATACTTTCTCTGAATAATCTTTGCTGTGTTCCATACTGATATTTAAGCCGTAAAAAAAGGGCGATAAAAAAATACCGCCCTTTAGTAATTTAAATTATTATGCGTAAACTTCCATCAACTTGGCACTTTCTTCAAGTGTTCCAGTTTTAGAAGATGTGATTGCAAATAAGTCTTTTCTGAACTCGTTGATTACCGCGTTGATCTCATCCTGAGCTTCTTGTGTGACACAAAGTTTCTCAAGTTCCATTCTACCGATGGTAGCGTGGAAAGTCTCGTCTTTTGCAATTTTGGCATATCTAGAAGATATAAACGGGTCTTTGATGCACTTCGCCATCATTCCCCAGTTTCTTGCCGCTCTGCCTTCCGCTAACAATTGGTATAAGCCTAACATTAGTGGATTGCTATTGCAGTTGTACTTTTTGATCATTGCCGCACCTTTTTGCTCCAATCTCTGTGCATGGCTTTCTACTGCCTCTTGCATGTCGATCTCTTCGCCTTTCAGGTACTCAACAACTTCTTTTACAAATTGAAAGTGCTTCGCTTCGTCGTGTGCTTGTTTCGAAAGAAGGATTAATTTCTTAGGATCAGTCCCGGCTGGAAGTGCCGCAACCTCTCTTGAAATTTCTTCCATGTTCATTCTTTCGTTAACCATACGACCAGTAAAGTTGTCAATCAACTCGTCCTTGTCTGTAACGTTTTCGTAGTAGTGTTTGATCTGTAATTCAGACGCTCTGAAGAGTGCCTCGTTCTCAGATTCAATTTTTGCTACGAATTCTTTTGATGTTAACATATATGTTTCTCCTACTTTATAAAGTAACAATATTTATTGCCGTTGTCAATATCAATGTAAATAGTTGGTAAAATGAAAATATTGATCAGTCAACTTGAATACATAAGGCCTCCCAGGAACTTCGTATTTGATGCCTTAGAACGCTCATACTACCGGTTCTTACAAGCACATGAGTTGATCCCAGTACCCAACACTATAAAAGTACCAGATATTGATTATGACTGCTTGATTTTAACAGGAGGTCCTGACAGCGTGGCCAGGAATCAAACAGAGAATTTGCTATATCAAGATGCGATTACGAATAATAAACCTGTGATAGGGATATGCCATGGTGCATTCGTGATCAATGATATATGCAAAGGCATCAATGGTCATGTTAAAGGACACGTGGATGCCGATATAGAGATTACAATGGAAGGCCAAGATCATATTGTGAAATGCTTTCACTCACAAAATATAGAAAAATTAGCCAAAGACTTCGTTGCTGTTGCTCATGATAAACAAGGAAACATCGAAGCATTCAAACATAACACTTTGCCTGTATACGGTATTGTTTGGCATCCTGAAAGAATGGACGAGCCAGTATTGCCCAGTGAGGTTGCTGATCTTTTAAGTACAGATCATCTTGATTTACTAAATCTCTTTCCTACGATATAACCAAACATACCTGTGTGGCCATTCTCTTTCCGGTAATGTGCCGTCTGTGTTGTATTCCATTTCAATACGCTCCACGGTGAAGTCCATCAGCCTCGCATAGTAGTCTATCTCTTTTGTACCCCATTGGAACCATTTCAGTCCTTGGTCATTCTTGTAACCACCCGGAGCACCCCTCATGTATAATCGTCCACCTGGCTTCAACCATGATTTGAGTTTGATCAACATGTTCGCTATGTCATCATGGTTACCCCAATTCACAGATCCAAGTGCCAGCACAACATCAGCACATTCCGGTTTGAAAGGTGCGTCCCAGTGTCCACAGACTATGTCCGCTTCTTTCTCGAACACAGGATCATAACCGATGAGATTTTTTATTTTACCTTTGAGAAAGTTGATTCCACACCCTGCGTCAATTACCAGACTTGGGTTCAGGTCGTTGATCTCGTCTACAAGATTCTTGCCTGAGTATTTGAATAAGTGTATGTTCGATTGCCAAACGTTTCTGTAGAAGTCGTCTTGTGCTTTTTGATCTATCATATGCAGTAGTTATTATGCGTAGTCGATGCCTTTATTTTTCTGTGTGATGCTTCTGTACACCAAGAACAACACCCCAGACAGCAACACAAGGAACAATGGTCTAGTAATGAGTTGAGGTATATCATACATGGTGTCCATCTGTTGTCCAAGATTTGACCACTTGTCTATGATGATGTAGGTCAATAGTATTGCGGGTCTGCTTATCTTGAATTTGAAACAAAATAGTCCTAGCACACTGCAACAGGCCAGCGTCACGTAGTCCATGTATAGTCCAGTATAACTTTGACAGGTGTAGATTATTATTGCAAAGATTATGAAAGCATATATTGGATAAGGTATCTCTAAAATCTTAACAAGCAGTTTAGATGTAAAGATGCAGAT